AATGTCATAGTCACTACTTTCAGCAGCATTTGATTGCGCAGCAAGGTATGTGCCATTTACTCCATTTACCTTTAAGCCTCGCATAGCATCAACTAAAAACCATTGACTGCTACTATCTGTCTGCTTGATTAAAAGAAACTGAGGCTCAAACCCAAGAGTTATGTCGGCAGCATTTCCTGACGATGTGAAGTCTCCACATTTTATAATATCTTTATCTTGATCAGGTCCAAAATTACCGTCATTATTGTTGTGTGCGAATACATAGGCTACATGAGTATCATTATTTTTGTTAACGTCAAAATCTGCACCAACAGTAAACACACTGCTTGTCGGTGCTGTACTATTCCAACTCCCATTACCAGAGTTGATTTCACCATTAGTAGCATTTAGTAACAGTGTATATGCGTCACTTGTTAGGCTTCTGTGCCAAACCCTCCATTCAGTTCCAGTGGCACTAACATTTTTGACCATGATCATTCCTGGAACAGAGCCTAGATTATGGCTTATTGTTCTACCTGCTGTTCCATTCCCTGTATACGTTACAACATCAAAAAACTTTTTGGCTTTGCGAAATGTCCATGATACGTAGTCTGGTCCTCCATATACTGACCCTCCAACAAGCCCCGAACTTGCTGATAAATCAAAGCCATTATTATTAGCTGTAAAAAGACCTGATGAAGAACCCCCTGCATAGTTATAGTTAGGATACAGACTATTACCTTCCGTATCATAAATTCGTGGGTCTTGCGCCGCACTTCGACTTTTGCCCCAGACCAAACCACCTTCAGTCAAGTCAATGTTATTAACTATAGTTTTTGCAGCATCAGCTCCTTCATACAGAAACGTGCTAAAAACATTCTCGACATTAACAGGATCACCCCCTGCTGCAGTCATCATTAACTTTTTAACGTTACTCATTTTATATTATCCTAAATTTTGTCCTGCTGTAAAACCATACCAGTTACTTCCGCCATCATGTGTATAAAATACAAACTGATCTACAGCAGATGCTGTACTTGTAAGCGTAGGGGCTGTTGCATTAGGCCAATCTATAGTCGAAGGCCACGAGATTGTATAGCCACTAGCTGAACTATCTTGTATTACTTTCAAGGAGAAGCCATAAGCAACACCACTTGTAGGTGGATTGTTCCAATTAAAAGTAGAGATATTTTCAGTTAATGTCAAGGAAAATACATTTCCTGCTTCACAATTAATTGCTGCTGTGCCGCTTGAGGATGATATAGTAGCAAAGGTTTCATTGTAAGAGTCTGCTATAATTTCACCAGTGATGTCAATATCACCTGTATAATTTGCACCTATTTTTGCATCTAGCTGTGTTTGTATTGCAGATGTAACACCGTCTACGTAATTTAATTCTGTAGTACTTGCTGTAATACCATCAAGAGTGTTAAGTTCTGCTGTAGTTGCTGTAACGCCATCTAGTATGTTTAACTCTGCGCCTGTAGATGTAACGGCTGTACCTCCAAGAGTAAGACCACTTGTTGTTATTGTTATGTTAGCAGACCCATCAAAGTTAGCTGCACCTGAAGTTACACCTGCAATTGTAATTGTACGTGCAGTTGTTAGTGCATCTGCTGTAGCTGAAACACCACTGATTGAAGCATTAATTGATCCTGACACAGTTAAATCACCACCAACAGATGCATTACCTGATACGGCTAAAGTTCCCACATTTGCAGTATCAATAGAGCCAGTATCAATATTGGCAGTGCCATCAACATAGAGGTCTTTCCACTCGCTGCCACTAGCACCCAGATCGTAAGTGTTATCAGCAGAAGGAATAAGATTTGAAGCCACATCAGCAGTCACCGTTACTGTATCTGTATCAGCATTACCTAATGTAACATTACCATTTGCTGAAAGGTTACCTGAAAGTGTTGTTACACCTGTAACAGCAAGTGTGCTTGCTAAAGTAGTTGCACCTGTTACACCTAAAGTACCGCCTACTGTAGCATTAGTAGCTATAGCTGCAGTACCTGCCATATGTAAATCTTTATATTTTAAACTGCTACTACCAAGATCTACAGTATTATTTGTTTTAGGACGTAATAGAGATGTAGTTACAACAATATCTTGCGCTGGACCTACTACTGTTATGGGGCCACCTTCACTAGCTGTACCATCATGAGTGTGTCCTGAAGTAGAACTAAAGGCTGATTCTACTCCATTAAACTCATTGTCTAGATCATCAGCATCAATAACATTACCGTTAGCAATGTTGTTTGATGTGTCTATTCTTACATAACCTGTACCCATAAGATTTCCTTACTGTCTATCGTCTGTAGCAAACTCAAAGATTGCTGTGTCTAATAAAAATGAAGCATCTGCACTTTTATCCTCAATGCGTATTGCTACTGTTTCCCCTGATCCTACCACTTGATTTTTATAACTTTGTGTACGAGGTGCTCCATATCGACTAGTATTATAAAGAGTAGCGTTATCACCAAATATACCTGCAATTGCACCTGAATCAGTAATACTAAAAGTTGAAGGTTGTATCTGTCCTATTTTATTTTGATTAAATCTAATACCTGCATTAATATTAATAGCACCACTAGGTTTAATGTAAAAATCTAATTTATAAAATGTTTTACGTAACTGAGGATCATTAATAGGCATATACGGAGATTCATATATAGCATCTATACTTTCTCCATCTAAGCTTGTACCTTGATCCATTTTATATACATAGCCATCATTGTTAGCAAAAACACGAAACTCATCTTCTCCAATAAATTGTGAATCAGCTACATTTACTTTAAATCCTTGAAGAGTTGCCCATTGAAAACCTTGACCCCCTTGATCAATAAACTTAGTTCCCAACACACCCTTAGATATTTTTGATTGTTCACCATCTACATATGCAAATAGTCTGTATTGTGCTTTAGCTCTTATAACCATGCTACAAAAACTAGAGGCATAATCTTGTAACTTATTTACTGTTGGTCTTATATTTTTTGAAGCTACATCAATACCAAAGTCACCAATACGATCTGTTGAACTTAATGTTCGTAACCCATCAGGGCCAAGAAACATAACATCTGCACCCACTTCTTGAATAGTATCAGCACTTAAACACCCTAAGTCTTCTGTAATTGCACTAACAACAAAGTCTGATGCGGTGTTTCCTGTAAGACGCATAATCTTATCTAAGGCAAATATAATTAGTTGATCTCGAAATACTATTAAACCTGTTATTTCGGAGCCTATACTAATACTACCTGCACCACTTGAAGAAGTAAAGTCAGTAGGGGCGAAAGGAGCACTAAAAATTAACTCAGTACCTACACCATAAAACATAGTACTTTTAAATGTACATACATGACTAGCTCCTTCAACAGGATCATTACTAGTGGAGCTTGTTACGTATGTTAAACTATTTGCTGCACGATCATATATAGCAGGAAAGTTAACACCATCAACAAAACATATTTTGTATGCGTTGCTAAAATTAAAACGAGCCTGTCTTACTTTAGTAAAGCTAGTGTTAGATGCGGTTCCTAGAGAAGCCCAAGCAGGGCTAGAGTCAGTAGCATTTGCTATAAAATAAGTACCACCTCGTACAGCTATAACTTTTTGATTATTGTCTTGTTGAACAATAGCCAAGCCTTTTACTGCTCCACTACCTGTTAAAGCAGCATTAATAAACTTAGTATACCCTGATACCTTTTTGTAACCTCCATCAAGAGAAGGTTCAAAGTTTTGTAATTGATTAGCTGAACCCACATTATTAATCCCTTGTTGTAAAGGGCTAATGTTTGTAATCAATCCACCAGTAAAAGGTACAGGAAATGTTTGCCACTGTGTAGCCATAGTTGTTAAACTCTTAAGCCAGAAGATTTTCTATTTAAAACAGTTGATCGTACATATTCATATCTGTTTATGTATAAGCTACGCATATATTTAACACCTGTTTCAAACTTACCCTGAGCTATTTGTGAAGCTTGAGTATCACCCCTGAACTGGTAAGCATAAAACATAGCACCATCTACTATAATATGTTTAAATTCAAAAGGTACATTTGGTACATCATCATGTAATTCAAGGGATACAGGATTGCGATAATACTCGTATATTAACTCGTATGCTTTATCGGGAGTAGGTAGAAGAATAAATTCCTGGCTAGGTGCACGTACTACATTAGTAGGAACTGTTCTCATGTCTGCATTAGAGTTATATTCATAATCAACGTGTTTGTCAAGGTATTCCTGATAATCCATTGATTTTAATTTAGTAGTGCCGACATCTAATGTCGTGTTCTTTTTAATACGAAAACTATTTATGTCAATAAGTTTAGCATCCGTAGGATAGTCATAACGAGTAACACCAGCAGTAAGAGTTTCCTCTTCTAATACATGATTCCAAGGCCAGTTATATTCTTCATGATTAATATGACGTAATGAAGCATTTACAGAATCTTTAGCTGTATTGTAAAATCCTGAAGCAGCGGCAAAGTTGGTGCTGGATAACTCTACTTCGTTCAACCTACGATTTACTTCGTTTACAAGTCCTATAAAATTATATGCCATTACTTATTCCTTACACGTAAACGAACTTTACGTTCTACTACTAACCCATTAGAATCTGTTATTCTACAATTAAATTGATATTGTATGTTATTACTACCAGAACCTAAACGTGCTGTAGCAATACTGTCTGTATTTGTAGCTGATACTAATTGTATACCGTTAACAAGTTGACCACTAGGAGTTAGCTGTGTTTTTACACCGTCTGCATCATCAACGAACCATGTAACACTGCTGATAGTTGCACCACTAAGAAATCGTGACCAATCAATGCTATAATCTATTATTTCATCAGGGTCTTTGTTAGGCCATTTAAGAGACATTATTATTATTCCTATGCTGCGCGTACATATGCTGTATTACCTAGTGTGCTGTGTTCACCAAT